TTTCCGCTATCGTTGTATTTGTACACATGAAGCGGCAGCTGTGCAATTGCTTCTGACAGAACCCGCACACAGGCATAGACCGCAATATGCTGCAAAGCTGTTCTATCGGTGACTCTTTTTCCTGCATTGCTTCTGCCGAAAAAATATGTGTATGACGGGCTGTCGTAGCTGTTGGTCGGCTTATCTCTGGACTTAAAGAGCCCGCTGAAAATTCCCATGAAATCACGCTCCTTTCTTGACTTTTCGTATATGGGTGTGGTATAATATGCTTAACAATATGTAGGGCATCAGCCTTACAAATCGGAATTTGGAGAGATAAAAATGTGGGCATTATTTGCTGTTCTATCTGCGGTGTTTGCCGCACTGACTTCAATTCTCGCAAAGGTTGGAATTGAGAATGTAAATTCAAATCTTGCAACGGCGTTAAGAACGATTGTCGTTCTGGCAATGGCGTGGGGAATGGTTTTTATTACAGGAACACAAAACGGAATTATGGAAATCAGCAAAAAAAGCTGGGTTTTTTTGATACTGTCGGGACTTGCTACGGGAGCATCCTGGCTATGCTATTATAAAGCTCTTCAAATGGGGGAAGCGTCAAAAGTAGTTCCGATTGATAAACTGAGCGTAGTTATCACTTTAGTGCTTGCTTTTGTTTTCCTTCACGAACAATTTACTTCAAAGTCTGCCGTTGGAGCATTGTTAATAACGATAGGGACGTTAGTTATGGTTCTATAAATCTATAAATTCCAATTTGTAGGGGTAACTACATCTATAAAATCAACATCTCCCTTTCATCATAAACACTCACCCCAGAATCACCCAATCCACAGCGAATCGCACGGTCGAGAGCCATAATCATGGCAACTGCACCGTCAATCTTCTCTGTGGATTTTTCTTTGTCCGGCTTGATGTTTCCGGCAGGGTCACGGCGAATAAAAATGTTATCCATCATCCACCTTAAAACAGGGTGTCCATTGTGGGCAAGTGTCTGTTCCAAGGTCAGTTTCATCAGTTCTTTGGTCGGTGGTGACATATCTTTGTAGCCTTGCCCGAACTGAACCATTGTAAACCCAAGTCCCTCCAGATTCTGTGACATCTGCACAGCACCCCAACGGTCAAATGCAATTTCTTTGATATGGAATTTCTGTCCCAGTTCATCGATGAAGTTTTCGATAAAACCATAATGGACAACATTTCCCTCAGTGGTTTTCAGATATCCCTGCCGTTCCCAAATATCATATGGAACATGGTCACGTCTTACTCTGAGAGGCAATGTTTCTTCCGGCAGCCAGAAGTATGGCAAAATGTAATAATGTTCGTCTTCTTCCGTTGGCGGAAAGACAAGTACAAAAGCTGTAATATCCGTTGTGCTGGAAAGGTCAAGACCACCATAACAAATACGACCTGCAAGCATCTCTTCATCAAATGATACCTTGCATTTATCCCATTTTTCCATCGGCATCCAACGTACCGCCTGTTTTACCCATTGATTCAAACGGAGCTGTCGGAAAGCATTTTCTTCTCCGGGAGTTTCCTTTGCAGAATTACACGCAGCTACCACCTTATCCATACCGATAGTTTTATCAAGGCTTGGGTTTGCTTTTTTCCAGACCTTTGGGTCAGTCCAGTCCTCCGATTCATCCGCACCATAAATGACAGGATAAAAAGTCGGGTCATGTTTTCTGCCTTCCAGAATGTCTTTCGCCTTTTGGTGTACTTCATAGCAGATTGAATTTGTGTCTGTGCCAGCAGTGGTAATCAGGAAATATAAAGGCTGCATTCTGGCATCGCCGGAACCTTTTGTCATAACATCAAACAGCTTTCGGTTCGGTTGCGTATGCAGTTCATCGAACACCACCCCGTGGATGTTGAAACCGTGCTTGGAATAGGCTTCTGCCGAAAGCACCTGATAGAAGCTGTTGGTCGGGATGTACACGATACGCTTTTGTGAGGTCAGAATTTTCACTCGTTTGGAAAGGGCAGGGCACATTCGCACCATATCCGCTGCTACGTCAAATACAATGGCAGCCTGTTGACGGTCGGCAGCACAGCCATACACCTCCGCACGTTCTTCACCGTCACCGCAGGTGAGCAGCAGAGCAACCGCAGCGGCAAGTTCTGATTTGCCATTTTTCTTCGGAATCTCGATATAAGCCGTGTTGAATTGCCGATAGCCGTTCGGTTTCAGAATGCCGAACAAATCACGGATAATCTGTTCCTGCCAGTCCAGCAATTCAAACTTTTTTCCTGCCCATGTGCCTTTGGTATGACTAAGGCATTCAATAAAAGAGACGGCATAGTCTGCCGCCTTTTTGTTATACTTGGAATCCTCCGCCATAAAACGGGTCGGTTTGAATTTTGCCATTGTTCTCACCTCCAAACAAAAAAGACCTGCCCAAAAGCAAGTCTGCATCATTTATTTTAACACTCTCAAGGGGCTGTTTTGTAATCGAGATTCCATTCCCATTGTAACCATGTTACCATACAATTTCAAGTATAGCAAGTCATAACGAAAAAATATACTGCACAAATATATAGCTCAGATTTTGTGTACTATATTTCTTCGGTACGAGTCACAGCCCCTTGGGTTAGGGGCTGTGTGGAAAGTGCAGGGAAGTTTATCTTCCCGTCATGCACTCCCATTCAAATTCGCAGGCATTTTCGTATTCCTCATCAAAAAGGGCATCGTCATCGATGTAGTTTTCCTTGAAGTCGATTCTGTCAATGCCTTCAAAAATCGTTTCATTTTCCTCAGCATCCGCCTTTGCAAGGTCTTCTGCGTTTTTCTCAACCCATGCTGTGAACTCTTCATCGTCCATTCTGTCCTCGTTTTCAATTTCAAGGTCGTATTCGTAGTCCGCATCAAACCAAGTGATGACCGCCATTGTGATTTCTGTTCTTTCGTTCCAATCTGCTCTGTTTGCCATTGCTCTTGCCTTTGCGATTCCGTATGATACCATTGTGTTTTCCTCCGTATTTCGTGGTTTTTTGGTTGTTTTCCCTTTCGGTGATTACATATTACCGCATAGTGTGTGTAATTGCAAGCGGCTAAACTGCCAGAATATACAGCTTGAAAACCGCCCCTGTATTGTGTAGATTATGACAGCAAAAAAGCAGCCGCCACGTTTGCGTTTGTGGCGTTGCTTTTCAAATCGGAAAGGTATTCGGAATCGGTTTTACTTGACGTTACAGGCGAACGTGCGGGCTGTCAGTCCCTGATTACAATTGGCATCATACCGTTTGGCGTAGGAATGAAAAGTTCAATGCTCCAAAATCGCTGTTTGTACTTTTCCGTAAGTTCAGGAGAAAGATCTGTAAAATCTTCTGCTCCAAGACCTGCGATGAAAAATGTGCCTTTGATGATGTCGCCTGTTTCAGGAAGCATTCTGTTCCACTCCGTATCGGATTTCAGTTTTGATTCATCATCACAAACAAGGGCAATTTCATCTTCAAAAGGGTATATCGCTTGCAGATACCCGCCGACCGTTTTCTGCATGGATTCCAGATTGCCGTCAATTTCAGCTTCTCTTGGATGTTTTCTCGGTTCAACGATAAGTACTTTCATATGGTTTTCCTTTCTGAGCCGTATGCGGGGCAGTTTGTTCTGCCCCTTGGCTCTTTGGTTTTTAGTTCAGTCTGATGCGAATTGCAGGGTATTCCTTTGCATTGCCCCAGATGTCCGGTCTGATTATCGTGCAAAGTCCCTCAATGCTGCATCCCTGTGTGGCAAGTTTGTGCAAATTCTCAAGAAGTGCTGTGCTTGTTTCTGTAACTGCTATGGTTTCAACTCCCGCTTCTCTCATCGTCTTAACAAAGTCGCTCATGTCTGTTGTCCAAGGGAGCTCATTGCATTCAAATTCACTGCTGTTGTGGTTGAGATTGAATTCGTAAGTCCAGTAGGCTTCAAGTGTTCCCCGGCTCAGCTTACTTGCATCGTTCTCAGAATTTATTCTGAGGTTTTCAAAGTAGTTTTTAATCTGTTCGTTCATGGTGTTTTCCTCCAAATTTCGTGGTTTTCGGTCGGTTTTCCGTTCCGTTGTGTTGTATATTACCGCATTTCAGGAATATAGTCAACGGTATCTGCGATAATAAATGTAACAAACATAACGTCGAAATCAGAGGAGGTTATTGTGTAGAATATGACAACAGCACAAAGCCGCCCTGTCGGCTCGTGTGGGGCTTCATTGCAATGGGGAAAACTTTACGGAGGAAATCCCTGAATTGCCACACAGCCAAACGTGGCGGCTTGCATTGGATTATTCCACTGTGTTGCGATGAATGATGCTGATGATTTTTTCTGTTTCTTCCGGTGAGATTTCCAAGGCTTCAAGAGCCTCACGGATTCCGCAGTCGGGGCAAATCAGCGTTTCATTATCGGTTCTGGAAAGTGCAGGAACTCCAGTATAAACACATCCGCATTTCGGGCAGGTTCTTTCTGTTGCAGTTTCAGTTTTCATAATGGGCAGCTCCTTTCAGGCTTTTTTCGTAAGCTTCATCAAGGTACTTGAAATCAAATCCGAAAATGGTGTACCCGAATTTGCAGGTGCTGACATATGCAGAAGTTGGAATCCCAAGCCTGCGTTCCTCGTGCATGATGTACACAAAAGCGTCAATCATTTTCCCAGTTTCGGAAAGCCTGATTTTCATATTTTTCTTGTAGTAGAAGTTCGGATAGCCCTCGTAAATATCAAGGCTGTGTTCATCGGCGGCAGTCACTTCCCAGACAGCAACCGGAACAAGCGAACCTTTCTTTTTTTCAATGGTGAGGTAGGAGCCTGTTTTGCTGCCTTTGTAAAGCAGTTCATAATCTCTGATAACCGCAGTTCCAACGATTTTTGCTGTTGGGCATCTGTACTTCATCTGACGGACATTGAGGTTTGAACCGTAGGCGATATAGTATCTTTTCATCTGCATCTTCCTTTTTGTGAATTCCGCTTTGCGGTAGTCACATATTAACTCTTTCGGAGGAGAAATGCAACCCGCTAAATCTACAAAATATCTGTGCCTTTTCTTGTGTGGTATTTGTTCAGATTACACTTTGCAAAATCAGGGGCTGTGTGGGCTTTTGTGGCTTTGTTTATTCGGTTGGGAAACTATACCACAAAAGGCAACGTGGGCGGCGATGTTGCCACCTGTTGCCCTTGAGTGCGAGCCTTTTCAGGCTCTGCCATATCTGAAAGCCGCATCTCCGTCAAGGTTCTTAGTAAGAAAACTTCTCGCTGTGGAGAACTCTTCGCCAACCAGTCCCAATCGAATCAGCCATGTTCGCATTGCAAATTTCGGATTTTCCGTTTGCTGTGGTTTTGGACTTGCTGTTCGCAGTTCCTTTGCCATTTCGGAAAGTGCAAGGCAAAGCTGAATGTAGCTTTTCAATTGTCCTGCGTGAAGTCCGTTTTTCTTTTCTGCTGTAGGCTTGTCAAACTGGAAAAGTCGAAATTCGATTGTGCTTTTTGTAAAGGTTGCGTGGAAGTTCAGCATATGGTATCTGCTGTCGTTGTAATGTTGATTTCTGCCGTAATTCGCACCGTTTGCTGTGTACCATATGTCTGCAAACTGTGCCATTGTGGTGGGTTTCTTTTGGTTCAGTTCTTCAATGAATCTTGGGTTTACCGTTCTGCAATATCTGTTCATTCTGCACTGGTCAATTTTCAAAGCATCTGCAATCAGTCTTTCGTGGCTTGCCATGATGTTTGAAAGGTTTCTCAGGCTCTGTGGTGTGTGTCCGTTTGCTCCGATGTGAATGTGAACTCCTGCCCCAACTCCTGCGTGGCTGATTGCTCCGGCTTTGCGAAGCTTTCTGACCAGTTCCTGCAAGGTTTCAATGTCGCCGTAGTGAAGAATTGGTGTTACCAGTTCGCACTTTTCAGCATCGCATCCTGCAATGCTGACGTCTTTCTGGAATTTCCATTCTCTGCCCTGTGCATCCCAAGATGACCAGGTGCTGTATCCGTTTCGGCTTGCTGTGAATTCATATCTGCCTGTTCCGAAAAAGTCTGCGGCAAGCTTTGCAGCTCGTTCTCTTGTGATGTGGTTCATTTCGATTTCTACGCCGATGGTCTGGTTTTTCAGGTTTTCGATCTGTTTTTCTGTTTTTGCGTTCATGGTATTTTCCTCCGTAATTTCGGGCTTTGTCTCGGCTGTCGCCTCGGTCGGTGCTTCTGCTTCGCAGAGGTTGCCACTGGCAACCCGCACCCCTTTCGTTGTATCACATATTACCGCATTACGGAGGACATATCAAGCGGCTAAATGTACAGAAAAACAGACTGTATATCCGCCAAATGATTGTGTAATATACAGTCTTGCTTTACTTGATTTTGTATGGTAAAATACAATACAATGGAATAGGTTCTCGCTTATTTTTCGGCTTCCAAAACCTTGAAAGAATCTACTTCGGGAATGATTGCAAGAGAAGAGCCGTTCTGCCATTTCATGTGTATGGAACCCAGATCATCAATGTGAGTAACCTCACCGATTGTTCCGGAAAGAATGGGATATTTTTCATCACGCATAGAAATCAGCTGTATCTTTGTCCCAACGGGATACTGTTTTCTGAGATTTTCAAGATATGCTTTATTCGGAAACTTCATTATTTGCTACCTTTCTGAAAGCCGAACTGCCTGAAAGATTTCTAAGCAGTACCTTTCTTGTTGACTTGTACTCTACACCAATCATGCCAAGGCGAAGGAGATAACAACGCATTGTGTATTTGGGATTATCGCTGGTTTCAAGCTTATTGTTGATACGTTTCTGATTCTTTGCAAATTCGCAGAGCATGGAAATGAAAGTGCAGTAGGCATTTGCATCACCATCATTTTCAGCGGTAAACCAAGGAAAGCAAATCTTGTCTGCTTCAGCGACGATTTTAAGGTTGTCAGTTTTGAATGCAGCCTTGAAAAGTTCACCCTTATTTTCTACGATTTTTCTGAGCCTGTCGATTGTAGCATCATCAACCAGTTCCAAAGGCATCTCTACCGTCAGACCGTTTTCTTCTTCATCAAGTGGAACATCATAACCTCTGCTTGCAAGTTCACTAATCAGCATATCAATCTCTTTGCTGTCAGCAGAATCGCTGATTTCAAGATTACCCTCTTTGGTAACGGTGTAAAAGTCACCAATTTTGTATGCACAAGTCGGCATGAACTGATATTCGGCAGGAGCACCAATAATCTCGCTGACTGTTTTTGCAAGTTCTTTTCGTTTTTCTCCTATAAGCTGAAATTCAATTATCATATGTTTGACCTCCTTTTTGGTAGTACACATGATAACTCAGAATGGCACAGATAGCAAGTGTGGGATATGTAGAATTATTTCCCCTCGTTTTGTGCATAATAGGCGATTCCTGCCAGCACAAACAAAGCGTTGCTTGAAGCGATACCATTTCCCCACATTTTATAGGCAGCACTATCAGAATACGGATTCTTCAGCCACTTTTCAATCTGCTTACGGGATTTTGGTTTGCAGGTCTTACCGATAGCTTTGTTGTATGTTTCAAAAACATTCTGCCACCAATTTATCTGTTCTTCGGTCGGATTTTCAATGCCAATATCATCACACCACCAAGTCGGCATACCTTGCAGTAACGCACATTCCTGGGGTGTCAGTCGTCTTACGATGTATTCAATTTCAGGAGTGCTGTCATTGACAACAGGCGGGTCTTTGTAATCCGATGCTACAAGTGTGTTTGCTTTTTCCTTTTTAGCAACAGTATGGTGGGAATTTTTGCTTGTGGAGTATTTCGGATGAGCGATTCCGCCTGCCCCCGATGCAACGATTGTAGGAGATTTTTCTTCTTCCACCTGAAAACTGAATCGTGCGTTGTATCCCTGATTCATGGCAGGTCTGCCGATGCCATACGATACAGCATGATTTTCCGTACAATTCAGCGTATACATGGTTTCCGATTCCTTGTATCCGTCACCATGATGTGAAGGTCTGCTGCCGTTTCCTTCAACTACTACCATTCCGCCTTGATTTTTGCAAGGTGACTGATTGCTGGTATCAATGGTTCTTGAAGTATCTGCTTCATAAAATCCGCTGTTTGGATTGTTCGACAGCATAGAATTACTGTATTTTCCACAGATACCATATGCCTTTGGAACGAAAAGTGTCTGGTCGTTATTGCAGGAAAGAGTAGCAGATTTGTTTTTCTGAATCAACGCTCCACGTCCACCATTTCCGTGACCACATCGTATTTTCAGTGTTGCAGGAACAACCGATGATTCCACCACAAAAGGCTGATTGTTTCCGCCTGTTCCATAAGTTGCAGAAACTGTCTGAGCAACATTAAGAGGTCCTGTGTATCTGGTATCCTGAGAATGATTCTCGAACATCAGTCCTGAGCCTGTTTCTTCAGAGCAGTTTCCAAAACTTTGGGCAGTTTCTTGCCACGCTCTGAAGCTCTCCGCAGAATACCCAGACACGCCTTCTGACTCAAATAATATTTTTGAGGCACATCCGCCCTCAAAATCTGCGACAAGGTAGACACGCATTCTTCTCTGGGGTACGCCCCAGTATTGAGCATCGAACGTCCTGTAGGCGACAGAGAAATTTTCACCCATGATTTCTCCTGCCTTTGTCCATTTTTCAGGTTTAGGAACAGATAAATCTGCGTCTTTAATCTTGCAGAGTTCTTCAAGAACACATCGGAAGTCTTCTCCGCCATTTGAGGAGAATGCTCCTGTGACGTTTTCCCACACTGCAAATCTCGGATATTTTCCATTGGTTGCACCTCTCATTTCCTTTATGATTCTGATTGCCTGAAAGAAAAGTCCTGAACGCTCTGCATTCAAGCCCTGACGCTTGCCTGCAACTGAAAGATCAGTACAGGGCGAGCCAAAGGTAATAATATCCACAGGTTCAATTTCTGCACCGTTGACGCTGTTGATGTCACCAAGGTGCTTTATAAAAGGCAGTCGCTTTTCGGTTACAGCGATAGGAAAAGGTTCAATTTCTGATTTCCAGACAGGCACGATGCCGGAAAGCATAGCCATCATGGGGAATGTTCCTGAGCCATCAAAAAGGCTGCCGAGCGTAAGAGGTTTATTCATCAGGCTTTTCCACCTCTTTTACAAGTTCACAGTAAGGTATCTGCTGTCCGTCACGGATAACATACACACCGTCAGCATCGCCGGTATCCTCAACATAGCGGCGGAGAATAACAGATGCATACTTTTCATCCAGTTCCATTGTGTAACAGATGCGGTTCATTTGCTCACAAGCCATAAGGGTTGAACCGCTGCCGCCAAACGTATCAATAACTACACCATTTGCCTGTGTGGAATTTCCGATAGGATAGCTTAAAAGGTCAAGTGGCTTTGAAGTTGGGTGATTTGCATTGCGTTTCGGCTTATCAAAATTCCAGATGGTCGTTTGTTTGCGATCTGAATACCAATGATGCTTGCCGTTCTGCATAAAGCCATACAGCACAGGTTCGTGCTGCCACTGATAATCCGAGCGTCCAAGCACCAGACTATCTTTCACCCAGATACAGCAGCCTGCAAGATGAAATCCGGCATCAATGAAAGCCTTTCTGAAATTCAAGCCCTCCGTATCCGCATGGAATACATAGGCTGCACCGCCTTTTTCAAGGTGGTCAGCCATACACTTGAATGAAGCAAGAAGAAAGTTGTAGAATTCTTCGTTTTTCATACTGTCATTCTGAATGGTAAGTCCACTGGAACTCTTGAAAGAAACGCCATATGGAGGATCGGTCAGAATGAGATTTGCCTTGGTGTCACCCATGAGAGCAGATACATCTTCTGCAGATGTGGCATCACCGCACATCAGCTTGTGTCTGCCAACTGTCCATATATCGCCACGCTGGACAAAAGCTGCTTTTTCCAGTGCAGTGGTGAGGTCGAAATCATCGTCTTTCACTGTGTCACCGCTGTTTGTATCAAACAAATCTGCAATTTCAGCTTCATCAAAGCCGGTCAGACCAAGGTCAAAACCGAGATTCTGCAATTCTTCCATTTCAACGGACAGCAATTCTTCGTCCCAGCCAGCATCTAACGCCATCCGGTTGTCAGCAAGAATATACGCTTTCTTCTGTGCTTCCGTCAGATGGTCGGCATACACACAGGGTACTTCTGCAATGCCTTCTTCCTTTGCCGCCATGATGCGTCCATGTCCAGCCAGCACATTGTATTCCCGGTCGATAATGACCGGATTCACAAAGCCAAACTCACGAAGGGAAGAGCGAAGTTTCAGGATCTGTTCCTTGTTGTGGGTTCTGGCATTATTCGCATATGGCACTAACTTGTTGATGTCAACAAGCTGAAATTCTGTAGTTGTGGTCATGCTCCATTCCTCCGCTTCAAAACTTTCTGTAAGCCTTTTCTGGCATCCAGCACTTTTCCGCTGACCGCCTGTCCTTTTATGGTGCGGTATTGCTGTTTGGTCATCTTTTGGCGATTGGCTTTCAAATCTCGCCAGAACTGGGTATCTTCTTTCATGTATTTCTCACTTTCTGCTGCTCAGGAGCTGTTCCATCAAATCATCCTGCGGTGTACCGTCAAATTTGGTCGTGCAGTTCTGTTTCACAATATCGAAAATCTCATACCAGAGCAAATTTGCCTGTTTCTGAAAT